GCACAGGCTTCTTCTGGTTTAAAATTATTAATACCACAAGGAAGTGTTGATGATATTGAAGAATTAGAGAGAGATTGGGCTAATCCTAATGCAACAATAGAATATGACCCATCTTTTGGTGAACCACATTTCCCTTCACCACAACCTTTATCTAATTCAGTAATGCAATTACCTCAATTGATTGAAAGATATATCGATTTAAATATGGGTATTTTTGAAATGCAACAAGGTAATGCTGAAGCTGCTCCAAGAACTTCATCTGGAACTATGATGATGGAAGATTTTGGACAAAGAAGAAGTAAATCAAAATTAAGGGATATTGAAGGGTCTTTAAGAAGATTAGGACAAGTTATATATAATTTTTCTAAGGAACATTACACTTATAAAAAAGTATTTAGAGTAGTACAGCCAAATAATGATATGAGTGAATATATGGTTAATCATTATGATGATAAATCTCAAGCTATTGGTGAGATGATGAATGATTTGACAATAGGTCAATACGATATTAATATTATAGGAAATTCAACAATGCCATCAAATAGATGGGGTGAATGGTCAATTTACATGGAAGCTTATCAAGCTGGACTTATTGATAGAACAGAAGCTTTAATGAAAACAGATATATTTGATAAAGAAGGTGTACTTCAAAGAATGGATGTTGTACAGCAATTACAAGGACAATTACAGCAAGCACAAGAAGCTGTCAAAAACTTACAAGGTGATTTACAAACAGCTCATAGAGAGTCAATCTCAGCTAGGAAGCGTACAGAAGTTGAGAAATTCAAAACTGAACTAAAATCACAAGAATCTGAATCCAAGTCTGCTAATAGATTAGCGGTTGGAAAACTTGAACAAGCAGTTAAACTCGAGTCAGAGAAGTTACGTTTACGTAGCCAAACTCAAGAAAAACAAGAGAGATTGCAAAAAAAAGGAGAGTAATATGGATAACGCATTAGAAAATAACAATCTTGAAGAAGGTCAAGTTAATGATAATGTAGGGCAAGATGAAGCAACTCAACAGCAAACATCTGGTAATGATTGGGAATCACAGGCCAAGTATCACCAATCAGAAAAAGATAAGTTATATGCTGAAAATCAAAAGTTAAAACAATATGAACAAGTTGGACAAATGCTTGAATCACGACCTGATATAGTTCAGGCAGTTAGCGGAATGCTACAAGGTGGTCAACAAGCACAACAACCTCAACGTGTTGAATTATCTAAAGATGAGTTTGACCCTTGGGAAGCCTATAATGACCCATCGTCTAAGTCGTATCAATTTCGACAACAAGAGTTACAAGACACTATTAATAATGCAGTAGAAAACCAAGTTGGTGCACAAGTTGGTGCAGTTCAAAAAGAAATTGGCATGTCCAAACTTCAAACTGAACTTTCTAACAAAGGATTGAATCCTGAACAAATCCAGTCGTTTATGGACTTTGCCAGTAAGAATCCTGCTGAATATGGTATTGATGGTGCTATTAATATGTGGCAATCTGTAACTCAACAACCGACTGAAAGTGAAAATAGAGAAAGTCCACTTGATGCAATCCGTCAAAATCAAGCTGTTCCTCAGCAAGCGGGAGTCCTTAATGGACAACAACCTGCCAAAACAGACGAGAAAGATACTATGTGGAAATCAATTATGGCCGCTGGAAGTCGGGCAAAGGTATTATAAACACAAACTAAGGAGAAGAAAAAATGGCAACATTTACAGGCGGTAGTTTATCGGCAAATGGCGCAAGAACTCCTGGTGCATCGAATACAGACTTTCACACAAGACGGTTATTTGACTTTAGTGATAGGGTTGCAGAACTTGCTCCAGATGAGTCCCCATTTTTCGTATATCTATCAAAGGTAGGAAAAGTGCCAACTTCAGATTCTCAGTTTCGATTCTTAGAAGATAGAACTAAAGTATCAATTACTGACAGAAGTTTTCTTTCAGCTGGTGGTTTTACAGCCGCTGCAATTGGAAGCACTGTAAGTACAACATTTGATACTGAAGGTGGAGCTAGTGTTGATTGGCTCGTACCAGGTATGGTTGTAACTTGTGGTACAGTAGATACATCAACAGCACAGCCAGAGTGGTGTGTTGTTCGTATTGAGTCTGTTGCAGATTCAGGTTCTACAACTACTTGTACTGTTAGAACTATCGCACAAGCATCATCAGCAGCTTTAACAGTGCCGAATAATGCTAAGTGTACAGTAGTCGGAACTTCATTTGAAGAAGGTTCAGGAGCACCAGATGTTTGGTCTCAAAAGTTAGACAATGATTATGGATATACTCAAATATTCAAAACAGCTTGCGAAATGACAAATACGTCAAGAGCTACTGTTTATCGTGGTTATGCTGATGAGTGGCAAAGAATCTGGAACTTAAAGTTAAGAGAACATAAAGTTGATATTGAAAGAGCAATGCTTTTTGGTATGAGAGGTTCTACAAATAACATCAATTATACTGATGGTATTGTAGGTCATATTATAGCAAATTCACAAGCTCAACTTGCAGACGGAACTCAAGTATCTTATACTGAGGATAAAGGTTATTTAAAAACAATTGAAGCAGCAGATTGGTCTTATGATTCGCTGTTAAGTGATTTTGAAGTAATCTTTGACCCAGCAAGAGGTGGTGGTTCAAGTAAACTTGGATTAGCAAGTTTGCCTGTAATATCTCACTTCAATAAGTTAGGCGGTTTTATGGATTCATCTTTAAAAGGTGCAACTGATGCAGGTTCTCTATCTTATAACTGGCAAAGAAGTCAAGGTACTTTCGGTCATCAAATAATGAAGATTGAAACTATTCATGGTGATTTATCAATGGTTAAAGAACCTCTATTTAGAGGAAATGCAGCTGGCTTTTTAGCTTTAGTTGACCTTGACCATGTATCATACAGACCTCTTGTTGGTAATGGTCTAAACAGAGACACTCATATAACAACTAATGTACAACAAGCTGATGAAGATTTAAGAAAAGATATGATATTGACTGAAGCTGGTCTTGAAATATCTCTTCCTGAAACTCATGCTTTAATACATTTACAAGGAGTTTAATTATGAGAAGTGATAAATTAAATAAAAATAGTAATGCATTTAATGAAGGTTGGGCAGCTGGTACATTAGGTTCATATTTTGGACTAAGTGTAGGAGCTCCAAGTGTTTCATCAAATGCTTGTACTCTTGTTATTAATCAAGTTAATTCACCTACATATACTGGTGCTGCAGCTTTAACAGCTACTTTACCAGCCGCAGTTGCGGGTAATGTATGTGTATTTTCAATGGCTGAAGACGCAGCAGGTGGAACAGCAACATTAACATTTGATTGTGCTGGTTCTGATGTATGGGAGACTGGCTGTGTAGTTCCAACAACATCAAGTAATAAAATTACTTATGATGTTTCTGCAGCTGATGAAACTAGCTTGGTATTTACACCAACTAACGATACAGTTAATTTCTTATCATTTGGCTCAACTATTGAGTTTGTATGTGAAAGAGATGGTTACTGGTATGTTAATGTTACTAAATTAAATAGTGATATTGGTGTAACCGCTGGTGCAGCAACAGGTACTTTACTATTTGCTTCATAATCCGAAACAATAAGGATTAATAGTTTTGTAGAACTATGGGGGTTGTCGTATAAAGGGCAACTCCCGAATCTACTAAAAATTTTAACTTTAAATAATAGGAGAAACAAATGGGAATGTACCCAGGTGGAAATATAATAAGAATAACTCCAACAATATCAGGTACTGCTTATAGTGCTGGGGATGTCTTATTTTTAACAACAGAAATACCAAATGCAGTATCAAGTCGTGGTGGAGTTTCTAAATTACTTTCAGTAACAATGATTCATCAACATGACGCTGCAGATGATATAGCATTAGTATTTATGAAAAATAGTTATGATTTAATTGGAGCGTTAAGTCCAGGTTCTAGTGGTGGCCCTGCAATTACAGATGCAAATGTTGAAGCAGCTGAAATGACAGGAATTATACATATAGATTCTAGTGACAATAGACAAGATTTAGGCGGTTCAGGAATCTATACAACAGGTGGAAATCAAAATAGTGTTGCATTGCAAGCGCCACAATTACTTCAAGCGGCTGGAGGTTCAAGAAGCGTATATGTTGCTGGTATAGCTGTAGATGCTCAGGACTATGGTGCAGCTGATGATTTAGATTTAGTTTTTCATATAGAATATCTATAAATGTCTAAAAAAATTGGAAAAATGAAAGGCCTTTCACATAAAAAAGGTGGAATACCTATTGAAGTTGAAGGCGGAGAATATGTAATTAAAAAAGATTCTGTAAATGGAAATACTGAACCATTTTTGGAATATATTAATGTTCATGGTAAATTACCACCGAGTATTGATGCAAAAAAAAGGAGAAAATAATGCCAAAAGTAGGAGACAAAGAATTTCCTTATACAGACAAGGGATATAAACAAGCAGCACAGGAATCATCAGAAACTGGAATACCTGTATCTAATGGAGCTGAAAGAAATATCACAACATATGCAGGTGGAGGTAAGACTGGATATAATGCAATTGGAAATCCAATGTATAAAGAAGGTGGAAAAGTTATGGATATTCCTGGTGAACAAGTTAAATGGGCATCAGAAAAAGAAAAGAAGAAAGGATTTAAACCATCTAAAAAAGGTAAATTCTTTTCAAAAGAAAAAAGAGCAAAAAGAAAAGCTAAACGTCAAGAAAGACGTGACAAAAGACAAGGTGTTGTTAAAAAAGTAGAAACTAAAGCTGGTGATTATAAGGTTTATAAAAAAGATTCTAAAAAAGCTAAGTCATTTAGAGAAGCTTTTAAAGCAGCTAAAGGAAAGGATTTTACTTGGGATGGTCGTAAGTATTCAGGTAAGACAAAAGAACAAGCAGCAAAATCTAAAGCAAAACCTGATAAAAGCTTAGGAATGAAACCTAAAAAAGCTGCTATTAAAACACCAAAACCTAAAGACTTTAAAAAGACTAAAAAAGTAAGTCCAGCATTAGGGCCAGTTAATAAACCTAAAAAAGAAAGTACAGCATTAGGGCCAATTGATAGTAAGGTTATAGGGCCAGTTAATAAGTCTGTAAAAGAACAAAAATCTAAAAGTGATAAACCAAAACCAAAATATAAAAAACGAAGAAAAATAGATGTTTTTGGATTTAGAGATGCAAAAGAAGCAAGAAGCCAATATAAAAAAGGTGGTAAAGTTAATACTAGCCCAAAAGGTAAAAAAATTCCAAAGGGTTCAATCGCTTCAAGTTTAAGACAAAGAGCTAATATTAAAAAATCAGAAAGAATAAAGGGTAAAAAACCAGCACCTCCATTTTCAACACGATTTGGTAGTAGTATTTTAGATAAAGATAAAAAATAAATGAGATATTATTATTGTAAAAATTGTGAAAAATGTGTTGAAACTGATGTGAATCTTAATTGTTCCAATAAATGTGGCAAATCATTTGCTCCTAGTTATAATCCAAGTAAAGAAATAAATATGAGAACAACATGGAGTGGACAAACAAAGGTTGAATTTAGTACAACAACAATGGATAAAGATATAGCTGAAAGGAATAATGGATAATGGCTAAAAGTATGACAGTACAAAATATTATTGATGATATAGATGAATCAGTTGGAGCTAAGTCAGAGACATATATGCTTAGGTTAATTAATGATGCTCTTCTTGATATTGGTGAAAAGAAACAGCATTACACAAAAGAAGTAACAACTGACTTAAAAAAGAAACAAAGATGGTATACATTATCTGATGATATGATTGATATTATAAGAGTTGAGGTACTTGATACAAATGATAGATATGTAATGATACCAAAATTAACTGACCCACATAAAATACTTAGAGCCGATACAGATTCAAATACTACTGCAGAGACATTTACTGCTTCAAGTGGTGATGATGATTCGTTAACATAGGAATTAATTATGGCAACAAATAAAAGAACATTTCCAAATACTTATTTTACATGGTACAATGATGATAATCGTATTGCAATATTAGCTGAAGATACTTCATCAACAGGTGAAAGAACAACTGAAAAATATGATACATATCAAGGTACTGGAAATTTAAGTGGTAATATAACTGCAACAAATACTTCTGGGACTGTTGAAATCACTTCAGCTTCTCATGGACTTACTACTGGAGATAGAGTTACAATAAGTGGAACTACAACTTATGATGGTAATAAGACAATAACTTATGTTGATGTTAATACTTTTTCAATTACTGATACTACAAGTGGTTCTAATGAAGGAGCTTCAAGTGGAGTAACTTGGACATCTTTATTTATTGATAATGGATTAAGAATAACATATCATTCAAAATATGAAGAAGCAGATGCAACAACAGATAATCTTCAAAGTGATTTAGGATTAGATAGTGCATTACATAATGCAGTTGTATGTTATGTAAAAGCAAGATTATATGAAGATGATGAAGATATAGAATATGCTAATTACTATAGACAAATGTATGAACAAAAAATTAAAAAATTTAGAGGAAGAAGGTCTGCTGTAAGGCATTTAGCGGTAACAAGATTATAAAAATGAGGATATATGAGAGATTACACGGAGAAGATAGAGAGTTTAAAAGCTCAACAAGAACAAGCGAAAGAATTATTTGTTAAATTGCAAGGAGCAATAGAAGTTCTTACTTCAATGCAAGAAGAAGAACCAAAGAAAGAAAAAAAGAAGTAGTTTTTTGAAATAAATAGAGGAATGTATGGCAACTAAAAACAATACGATTGTTAATAGGATTATTGTTACTCCAGATAAACATTTTCCATTACATGATAAAAAAGCGATAAGAGTTGTATGTAAAGCTATAGAACTTGTTAAACCTGATTCATATATTGATTTAGGAGATACAGGAGAATGGGAATTATTCAGTAATCATTATTGGAGAGACAGAGAAAAACCACCATTAGAAGTATTGATACCTATGTTAAAAAAAGAAGTTTCAAAAGTTAATAAGGGAATGGATGTCATAGATAAATCTTTAGATAAAGTAAACTGTAAAAAAAGATATTTTATACAAGGAAATCATGAGCTATGGTTAGATAATTTTGTAGTAAAACATCCATATTTACCAGAGTTTAAAACAGAACATGCATTAAATCTTAAAGATAGAGGTTATGAATATTGGCCTTATGTATCAACAAAGAAACTTAAAATAGGTAAACTGAATTTTACACATGGTGATTATGTTCCAATTCATCATGCTAAAAAACACTTAGCTTCTTATAAGGAAAATATAATGTATGGACATACACATGACCTGCAAAGGTTTACTGATACAGGTTTAGGGGGAACTCAAAGTGCCTGGAGCATGGGATGCTTAAAAGATATGAGTTCTGATAAAAATAAATGGTTAAGGGGTAATCTTCATAATTGGAATCACGCCTTTGCTATAGTAGATATTTTTGGGAATAAAGACTTTAAGGTAGAAGTTGTTGAAATTATAAATGGAAGAACCTCTTTATGGGGGGAATTAATAGATGGAGGAAAATGAAGATAGGAGATTTACTCTTATTAAAAGGGTATATAAATAAAAAACAACTTCAATCTGCGTTAAGAAAGCAATCTGAAGAAGCTATTAATTATAATAGGTCAGTTCCATTAGGTAAAATACTTATTGAAGAAAACTATGTTACTATTGATGAAGTAACAGAAGTTCTAAATGAACAGCCTGCGGAAAAAAAATTTAAAAAAGAGGAGAAACCTATGGCAACTGAAATAGGTGAAGGAAGTAAATTTACATTTGATTTAAAGTTCTTGGTAACAATAGGAGCAGTAATAGTATCAGCATCTGCTACATATTTTAGCATCACAGGTAAGTTAAATGAAATAGAGTCTAATAATCATCCAAACAGAATGGAATATGAGTTTGTGGTAAATGAAATTTCAGCTCTTAAAGGTGCTGGAGATTTAAAAATTATAACATATAAACTTGAACAATATGATGATATGTTTGAAGAAATAAAAGGATTAGTAAAACAACTTGCCCCTCTTGCATCGGATTTGGAATATATAAAGAAAGAATTAAATAAACTTAAAGAAAAAGAAATAGATATTCCTGAGATTGATTTATCAGGGATTGAATCAAAAATTGACAATCTGTCAAATAGCATAAATGCTTTTGAAGAAAGACTTAATAAATTAGAACGCAAAAACACAGGAGGAAGGTTTTAATGAATGAAAGACTGGTTAGAGGTTTTTTATGTGTGGTATCGTCTTTTTGTTATCTTTTTGGTAGTTTTTTTGACAATTCGACTATTTATGGTTCTGCTTCATTGGGTACACCGTACATAAATGGTGGATTAAATATAGAAGATGACTATAAATATACATTCGGAATAAGAAAGATTGCATTATTCCCATATCAAGTTAAAAGTAATTTTTATAAAGGAAATGAAAAACAATTAAGTGATAACGCACTATTTGGGGCTGTACAAGGACTAGAATACCTTTTTTCAGCGAGTTCTGTTCGTAACCAAGGTCATGACTTCACCGACCAAGAATATTGGATAAAATGGTCAAATAATAATTTAGTTGCAAAAGTTAAATATTTAGATAAAGGAAGTAGAGATTTACAGTTTGCTTCTATTGATGGAAGATATAAATTTGAATTAGGCCCTGCACTTATTTCTATAGGAGGAAATATAATGGGACATCCTGTATATGGACATCCCGCTTATGCTAATTGCGATTTACCTTGGTGGGAACTTGCATATAATTATGGATATACAGATTTTGAAATACCTACATTTGATTTAAATCAGAATGGAGAAATAGATAGTTATTATGTTTGGATTGAGACTGATGAATATACAGAAGAAGGTTATTGGGTGTACTATACTGAGGGAACTAATTATTATTGGGAGAACTCTAACGGCGATGCAGTGGCTAATTCTGATGCAGAGTTTCTTCAATATCATATGCCAAACATTATAAATCAATACAATGAAGAGAATAAAGAAAAAGATTGGCAAGCTGAAACGAGTATAGTAATAGGGTTAGATTTTTATCTTGGGAATGACAATTATTATTCCCATGTATGGGTTAATGCATTTCCATCGACTGTTGGTTTGACAGAGAAATCTTATGATGGTGATGACATGCAATATGACATTGGCGCTCTGGTTGGAGCTAATCTAAGTGAGCATATTGGGGTTTTTATTGAGGGTACTAAGCTAAGTTATTATGGTAGGGAAGAATATAATATTAGCACAGGAGTTAATTGGAGGTTCTAATTGGAATTATATACTGCGTTTTGGCTTGGATTTTGGTTCGTGTTTATAAGCGGTATATTGCTAATTTATGGTAACAGATTTTAATAAAGGAGAATAAATGGCGTCAACATTATCAAGTGCTACAATGACAGTAAGAGTTGTTGAGTCGATAAAATTAAACGGAACAGAGCAAGGAGCTATTAATACTAAAACAATTACAGGTATTAATGAAATATCAAAAAGAATTATAACTATTACAACGGCAGAATCTGTAATAGCTACATTTAGTGCAGCTGTCGCTTCAGCGGGACATTATGTTGCAGCTGATGTAAGATATATAAGATTCACTAATAAAGATGATACAAATTTCATAACATTAACATTTAGAAATCAAGATAATGATGAAGTTGCTATTAAGCTTGATGCGGGACAATCGTTTATGTGGGCTGCAGATAATAGTGGAGGAATGGTAGATGTATTCAATGCAACACAAGATGCTGATGCTGCTTCTGATACAGCTTTAGGAGATTTAACAAATATTCAAGCTGATGCAAATACCTCTTCATGTGATTTAGAAATGTTTATAGCCTCGGTATAATATGATACAAGCATTTGTAGCTAAAAAATTAATAGATGTAGCTCTCAAGAAAATTATGAAAGCTAGAGAAATAAAAAATTTACGTAAGTATGTTGAAGAAGATAACGAACTTGATATACAAATGAAACAACTTCAAAAAAAAGTAGATTTACAGGGTAAGTATATAGAAGAACTTGAAAAAGATGTCGCAATATTAAAAAAGGAGAAATAATATGTTATCATTTATTACAGCAAACTGGGAATGGTTTTTACTTGGACTATATGTTCTTGAAAAAGCTATTAAATTGAGTCCATCAAAAAAAGATGATTTAATTTGGGATATGGTAATAAAGCCTATTGTAGATAAAATCAAGAATCT